TTATTTAAATGTACCAAATGGTTGATTGTTATTTGCATCACGGCAAACAAGATAACCATATTGATTATTTGGACGTGGTTGACGTAACCATACATAACCATCGTGACGAGACCAAGCATCATACTTAACCTCACTATTAGCTGGCAATGTTGCAATCAAGGAACTATTTGTCTTAGCGCCCCAGCGTAAGTTGATTGCTGTACCAGTAATAAAGGTACCTTTCTCAGCAAACCAACGATCACCCATATCATCAACCCAGTGATTTGATGGAAGCTCAGTTGTAATAGCTGGTTTTTCTTGTTCAATTGGTTTATTTGGTTCTGGTTTAGGTGCTTCACTTGGGTTAAAGAGTTTAATAGCATTGTCAGTTAATGTAATAGAACCATCAACGTTGTATCCAAGCAGATTATCTGTGTGTTGCCAAATATCAATGTAATTAGCAGATGGAAAGTAATTGAAGTCAGGATTCTTTCCAGCTGCTTTACCATTAGCTAATGGATATGCCGCTAACCAGAACATATCCATATTTGGATGAATTGCTTCTAAATTAAAGTTAGGCAGTAAGTACTTATAAGTATAGAATCCAGGATGATACCCAGCATTCCGAACAGTATTAAGAAATGCAATTACTGAAGATGTAGGCATGTTAGAGATTTCAGCATCTAAAATCATTAACGTACCAGGTTGGACATTAGCTTGTGTCTTTGAGTTGGCAATAAAGTAGTTTGCTTCGGCCACCGCTTGCGCATCATTATGGAAACGACCAAAGTGATAGAAAGCAAATCCCTTAATTCCACCACCAGCACTTCGATCAATTAATGAACGAATATATGGGTTTACATAATTTGTGTTCTCTGCAATCTTTACAATCGCATAATCAGCACCAATTGCTTTATAATCATCGACTGTTAAATGACTTTGGAAACTAGCAAGGTCAATTACTGTTTTACGTTCTGTCATTACTTTTTACCTCCTTTATATTTACCAAGAAAGTTATACTTAGATGGGTCATAATCTTCTTGATCTTTTGCTAACTTTGCTTCAAAGAACTCCATGATTGGTTTTGGCAACCACCAGCCCATCTCTGTCCAATTTTCAACAATTGAAATCAAATATTGATAAATCCAAGCAATTAAAAAAGTGGTAGCCATTGTGCTTGCTCCGATCGTATAAAGATACGGATAACCAATTACTACCACTAAATAAATTACTGTATGTTTAATTATTCCAGGGATTCCAACTGAGCTATTCGTTTTCTTGACTGTTTTCTTCGCATAATACGGTTTAATCATTCCCGTAATTAAATCTACAATCATCACGATTGTAAAAGCCCACATTAGTTTATCATCAACTAATGTCTGCATTTGATGCAGCATAAATAAATGATAGGGCAATGTTAATCATCTCCTTTTAGATAAAATAAAAACGCCCTGAGTAGGACGCTTACTTTTTTAATTATTATTCCAAAAATCCATAAATTCCTGAAAATCACTAAAAAGTTTTCTCTTAGTTTCTCTATCTTCAAGATTATCAATTACTTCGTATATTGAATTCTCCTTCACACCGATAATATATTCTAATTGACTAGAAGGATTATCTTGATCATATATCATATAGTCAACTGGAGAAAAAGTTTCTTTAATTCTACATGTTTCATGAATATAGAGTGCAAAATCATTTGCAATTTGAGTTTTTGAATACTTAATTAATGAAGGTTCTGCAACTAAAATTTTATCTTTAATATATTCAAAAAATTCAATATCGCTTCTCCAATCGGGGAAACCAATTAAAAATTGATTTCGAGCGATTGCCAAAGCACTATTTTTAATTAGAATTTTGTTCATTTTCGCAAGTTTCTCTGCTTTATTGTTTGCTTCCCTAATAGCCATTTGCATTTTGTGAATTTGTTTATCACCAATTCTCCATTGAAGAAATGCTGCAATTGCTATTACAATACTTAGAACTGCAATAAAGATTTGCATATCATTATTAATTTGATCTATTAACTTTTCAATTATTTGTTCATTAGTCATAAAATATGTCCCCCTAACTGTTTAAGCATACTTTATAAACTAAGATAAATCTACGTTAATTTAAGTAGCCGCCCATAATAAAAGCCCCGCTCGTTTGAGTGAGGCTTATTTATGTATTGTTTATTTCTGTGGCGACTATGTTTGATTTCTATAGTAGTTTATTGACAAAGTCCGCAATTTTTGGCGCAAAGAGCTTATGACCATTCGTATTTGGATGTGTATTATCAGTGTCGCTTGTACCATGATAATACTTTGCCACAAAGCTAGCATCCCACGGACGTAATCCCGATTGATGGTAAAGATCAAGGAATGGCAAGGAATAGTAATCTGCAAACTTCTTCATTGTCGATACATACTGTTCCCCAATCTCACTAGCTTTCATATTGAGTTTATCCCAGTTATTTTCATTTTGAGGATTGAATGCACCCCAAGGTCCAGGAGCAATGATACCAACTACTGCATTATCTTTAATTGACCAAATATGGTCTAATGTAGCTTTCATACCACCCCATAAAGATTTAGTATCAGTATCGCCAACATCACCGAATTTAAAGCCATCAACAAATACATCGTTAAAGCTTCCAAAGATTGTATAAGCATCACCATCAGCAGGAATCTGCCGATTATAGAATTGATCTTCATAGTTATCATTTTGAGCAACATATCCAGTACCACCTATAGCAGCATTAATCATTGTTACGCCTAACCGATCTGCTACATAGTTAGTGTAATTAGCTACTGTATTTCCTAAAGTGTTAGTAGCCGTCCAGCTATCACCAATAGCAACCCATTTCTTATCAGCAATTGGTGATTTATCGTGCCATTCAACTACTTTCTCTAAGGCAACCTCAGGGCCATCTTTGTGCTGGTTAACTTTCAAGAAAGCACCATTATAAGGCACAGTAAAAGTCTGATCATAGAATTGCGCATCTAAATTATTATTAGGAAAACTTTCAATCAATCGACCTGCATAATCATAAATATTATATAGATTAGCTTCGAAGTAGGAGTTACCCTTAATTCGATAGGTTTCAAACGGCTTAATAGAAATTTGATTGTACCCGACTGCCTTCGTTGTTCCATCAGTATCGTATTGGTAATAACCGTATTGATACTGCCAATAACCATCATTATTACATTTAGTCAATTTTACCGGCTGATATTTTGCCTGCTTACCATTAACAACAGATGAAACAAAATCTGTTGTGGCATCTTGAATTCGGTCAAAATTCTTTACTTTGTAAAGATGGCGTTCATTACCATTCCCCTTTTTAGTGTTGATATACATAGTTACAGCACCTTGCGGAATAGCAAATATAAACGCTTGCTTTGAATCAAGTTCTTTATCCGTTAAAGACTGTGGAAAGTATCCAACGATATTTTCCTCAGTGTCCCATAAAATAACTGTTCGAGCATCAAAGTATGTCGTTCCATTGACTAAATATACCTCTCCTGGTGTTACCGGAATAGCATCAGAATAATAAGTATCATCATTGTCAGCATTATGGCCTGTCTTAATTGAAACGTAGCCACTCCATTGCCCAGTAATCGGTACTTCTTCAACAGTTGGGACTAATGAATCTTGAAGGACTTGACTTAACTTATTAACATTAACACTTTTATCTAAAAGACCAGCACCAACAAAGGGGCCACAATCTTTCCATGTATGATCAATATATACATACTGGTGATTATTTTCAGTCACAAGAAATAAACCAGCTTTTCCATTTGGGTATGCTGACTGTAAGGCTGTAACAGTCTCGAACGCTTCTGGTTGCATAGAAATCTGTGACAAAGTTGTTGTAATACTTCTTTTAACTTTTTCGAGTTCCGTTTTTGTTGCGATATCATTTGCTTTAATTTTTGCATTAATACTTTCAATAGTATCAGCTAAGGCGCTCAACTGTTTACGAGTCTCACTTGCTATATCCTCATTCTTCTTAACTTCTGCCTGGTACTTTTCACGCAATTCTGCTAAAGCATCAACGATTTTACCATTGCATCGCTCTAATACTTCATCAAACTCTGTAACAAAGTAAGGAATAGCAGCACCCATCGTTGGAACACCGCCAAGCACCCTGAACCAAACATTAACACTGGTAAAGATATTACCTAGACTATCCTTCAATCCAAAATATCCAAAGAAAATACCCTTTTGCGGGAAGAACTGCTTTGGCAACTTTACAACAGTAATACCATCGTCTAAAGAGCCTGCACCATCTTTATCTTCCCACTCAACAGTCGAAGCGTCTGCTGACATCTTAAAGCCAGTACCATCTTCCAGCTTTTCAAGGTATTGTCCAACCGAACCGCTTCCGAAAAAGTGCAATCCCCGTTCTTTTAAATTAATTTTAGTTTCAGTCTTACTAGTTTCCCATTGGATGGCTAATTCCGTTCCTTGATCTCCTACACGAGCGTTAAATTGGTTAAACATATCAACCAAAAGGCCGCCTCGTTCAAATTTATAGGTGTTAAAGGTAATCAGATTACTAATCCCTTTTGCCATTTATCATCACTCCTTCTTACCAAAAGAATTAAAAATATCATCCATAGACGATGATTTTTTCTTTTCTTGTTGTTTCAGTTCTTCTTCAATATTACTTAAATGTTTATCTAGGTTTTCAAAGCCCTGCGCAATTGCCTCACGTACATCTTTTCCATAACCCTTGTGACGAATAGCATCAGCGATTTGTTTCATAGTGTGATCCGTATTATCAAATGGCTCATAATCATAGGTTTCACTTGCCACTATCATCGCCTCCTGTTGTTAGTTTTTCTACTTGTTCCTTTAGTTTATTGAATTCTTCTAAGGAAACCATTCCTTTGCGAGCACGATCGTTATCATCTTGAAGATTTCTTAGATCCTGTCTCATTTGTGCAAGATCAGCACTACTAGCAAAGTTTTGCATAACTTTATTATTGTTATTAGCAGATTGCTCTTGAGTTTGAACAACCTGATTAACCATCACTCGCATTTCCTTAAACTGTTGAAAATTGACTTGATTTTCTAACTGATAATCAGTAAGCCCCATTGTCTTATCACCAATCGTTAATGAAGACGCATGGGGCTTTAGTAAATCAATTTCTTTTTGAGTAATTCGTAATAATTGAGTTTTTGCAACATTTGGATTAATAAACATATACCTATCGGCAACCTTAAAAGACTTAAAGTTTGCCATATGTAACTCTAAAGCTGTAACTTCCCAACTTTGAGGTATTCTTTGAGCTTTTATCCATGCTTGAGCTTGTTGCATTAGAACATTCGGATCATCTACATTATCAAATTCGACAGTTCCTTCAATAATACCGAATTCTTTTTGTAAATCAGGAATATCAATATAGTCTCTACCGTTATTGACAGTAGTAATGGTTAATTTAGGACGTGCAGCATTACTATTATCAACAGTTTGATCTTTCTTTCCTTCTTGTGGTTTAGACCCATCGCCACCTTCTTTAATTAGTTTTACTGGATCTAGCCAACCACCTGCAGGAGAAAAAGAATTTCGAACTGCTTGATAAAAGTCTTGCTTAGTTACGCCAATATGAACATGGTCTGTATCACGATATCCAATTACGTCACCAGTTTTTACTTTTTGCCCAACATTAACAATGATATTAGAGGGAGAACTAAAAGCTTCTTGATAAACGATATTGAATCCTTCCGGCGTATGAATAACCACAAAATTACCTAAACCACCCATAGCTGATTTGATAGTTACCGTTCCACCATGAATACAATGCACTTCTCTACCAGGATGGTCTACTGATCCAAAATCCACACCATCGTGATAACTATTTTGACGATATCCGCCATCATTTCCGAAACTCTGAACTTGAGAAAAATGACCTTCTCCAACATCAGGAAAAGGCCATCCCCATGTACCACCAGTTGCATTAGAATGACCACCCCAACGTTTAATACAAGAAATGCATCCACTGATTGGCTTTCCAATAGCTGGATTAGGCGTTTGACCCGCTAAATCCCAAACAGCAGCGGCAGTCCCTTGTAAATAAACGCGGCCAATAGTACCTTTCCCAAACTCTTGATTCCATTTATCCGCTAATGTTTGGTTCGGCGCTATTGATCCTTCCGGTGCGCTCCATGCTGGATTAATGGAATTACTATTTGAACAATTTTTAATCCATTCACAAACAGATTGCGCATCACTATATGCATCACCATGTCGATAAGTATGGTTAAGCCATCCGTAGTAAGTTCCTTGTTCTTGAAGTTCATAAGCAAAGAACCATTCAGGGCTTACTCCAGCATTTTTCACCACATCATATAAACGATTAACGTCCACTCCCCAAGCCCGGACTCTCGAAGAACGAGCGGCAAAATCTTGTTTCATATTATTAATATCACTACCCCAAGTAGCATTAATTTCTGATTTACAAAATTCTTCAGGACTATCTAATGATCCAGAGCCGCCCTCTCCATCATCATCACTTACATCAACTTTTGATGGTTCTAGTGTCTTTCCCAGTGGAATCAGTCTTGTAATCACCTTAGTAGGATCAATTTGCATACTTGCAGACTTCATATTTTTAGCTAACTGAATAGGAGTATCATCTTTATGATCAACCCCAATATCCGTTAAGTAGTCAATGTAGTTTATTCCGTTAGCGTTGTAAGTAGTCACAATATAACCACCAAGAGATTTAACTAATTTATCATTAATGGCATCGCTAGTTTTGGGATAATCAATTTGTCGATATTGGTCATCCTTATTATTAGTGACATTTACATTCCGGACTTGAAACTTTTTATAGTCAGGAACCTGTGAATTATGAACATCGATTAAAGTTTGTAAAAATTCTTTGGGCGTTTGACCAACACCTTCATAAAATCTTTGGGTGCTATCCATGAGATATGCTTCAATATCTTCAAAAACATATTCACGAATGAATTGTCCGCTTTCTTCCATCGACTTTTTAGGTTTGATAGCTCGTCCACGAAAAATAAGTTCATTATCATCATAAACGTTAACATGAGTATGATAAGGTCTTACGTTGTCCCATAATGGACTTGCTTGATTAACCGTAATAGTCAAATCATCAATATTAGATTCTTTAAGCGTGAGTTTTCCCGAACTAATATGACGATTAACTCGGGGATCCAGTACAATAAATCCTGCTTTATCTGTTGGTTCATTATAACCAATAATTCGGTACACTAAATCATCTCCTCACGCTTAAATTGAAATTCAATTGTCCCGTTTCCGGATAGATGCATTTTATTGTCACCCATCTCTAATACAATCGTGGTTGTTTTAAAATTGTCTTGAGTTAAACCTACTTCACCAATTGAATCGTTCTTCAAAGTTACGGACCCTGTCAATTGAAATGAGCATTCAATCGGTCGCGAACCAATATTTTTAACATTAACATCTTGATCACCATTAACATTGAATTTAACCGGTTGCCAAATCCAATGATCAAATGCGACATCATCCCAATAATCGGTGCCCTCGTTATGGTTAGTATAAGCGAAAGGATAAGCCTTGAAAGTAATAGTTGCTGTGAGCATTCCCTTCCCCTGGTCATCCTCAACTTCAACACTAGTACATTTAGCTGACCAGTAGTAAACAGGATCATGAGAATCAATTAGTTTAGTGAAACCATGTGGCAGTAATTGCCGTTTAAGCTCCTCTTCGTAAGCTTTACGATCCTGGTAAACTTTTCCAAAATACACAAACTTATAAGTCAACTCACGGGTCTTAAAAAAGCGTTCCTGATCATACATTGAGAAATCATATTCTCCTTGCATGTAAGGGACGCTTTCTGTAATTTCTTGTTCTTCTGGCGTAGTTGCTGTTCGATCAATCAACCACCAATCATAATCAGAAGAATTAAAACCGGCAAAGTCGATATATTCTGCATTTTCTAAGTATTCTGGATCATCCTTTGTGGGTCCTAATCCACGAAAAGAATAGTCATTATTTAAGAATTTCATCGGCTCCACCTATCCTTCAATGCTGTATTTTGACCCAAGCGATAATCGTATTGATCCGCTGTATAGCCAACAAGAGTGCCATCGTCAAGAACCATTGTCGTGTCTTTATTAAGTAATTGACGAAGCAAAGCATTATTCTGCATTTGTAACTGACTATCTTGAATTGCCAAGCTACCAGTATAATTTGAATTAATTGAACCCAAGTTACCAATACTTGCTCCTATATCAAAACCAGGTGTAGTAATAGCCTGTTGAATTTGGTTAGCCATATCACTAACGTTTGATTGAACCTCACCGAATCCATTAATCAATCCGTTATTAAGTCCGTTCATAATTGCTTGACCAGCCGGGATAAGAAGTTTCCGGTCGTAACTGATTGGACCTTTATGCTCTTTAATCCAATCGGCAATTCCACTTACCCAGTTCTTAATGCCATTCCAAATTGATTTCATACCGTTCCAAAGCGAATTCATGATAGCTCTACCAGCAGCACCTAAATCTATATGAACAACTGATTTAATGAAATTAACACCTTCACTGAATAGCGATTTAATACCATTCCAACTACTAGAAGTAATACTCTTTAACCCATTCATTACACCATCAAAGATTCCTTTTATTCCATTCAATACACTAGAAGTAATACTGGCAATTGCATTCCAAACAGTTGATACAACATTCTGGATTGCAGTCCAAGCTCCCGACCAATCGCCTTGTATTGCGGCAGTAATAGCTTGAATTATTCCCGCAATAACGTTCAGCACGGTAGATATAATAGTAGTAATAACGTTCCATACCGTACTTACAACAATACTGAATGTATTCCAGACCACATTCCAAATAGCAAAGATAATTGCCAAGCCTGTTTGGATTACTGTACCTAGCATCGTAATAGCAGTAGATACAACTGTTGAAATTAATTGCCATACAACTTGAACAATGGGTACAAGCATATTCCACACAGTTTGAAAGACGGTAACAATCGTGATTAGGGTTGCCCCAATGATCGCAACTACACCCGCTACAATCGGAACAATAATTGGAGCTAAAGCCTGCCAAATAGCAACAATTGCACTGATAATGCTATTAAAGACATTAACAAGCCCTTGCCAAATTGGAGTAACACCCGCCACAATTGATGTCCAAATTCCAGTAAAGAATGTCGCAACTGATTTCCAAATTCCAGTAAAGAATGTTACTAATCCTTGCCAATAAGGCTTAATAAAATTAACTACTGCATTAATAGCATTACCAATTGCATTCCAAACTGTAGTAGCTACTCCAACTAAACTATGCCATGCGCTTTGAAGCCAGTTTACAAAACCGCTCCATAATGATTTACTAAGTTTAGTTTGAGTAAAGAAGTAGGTTAACGCTGCAACTACCGCCGCAATTGCTGAGACAATAATAATAAACGGATTAGCTGACAATACCATATTAAATAGAGCAAATGCCTTTTTTACTTGATTAATTATTAAAATGGTTCCAACCAATCCCGAAGCCATACCAATAAATGTTCCAAGCCCAGTCGCTAATGAACTAAATACGCTACCCAAGCCTAAATCTTTAATGACTTTAGAGAATTGCTGAACTGCGGGAGTAATTGCCTTTAATATATTTGCAACCATCCCCATCGCCGATTCAAAGGCGGACCCAATATTAGAAATAATATCAGCAATGCTTGAACCGGTTAATGCTTCCGAAAACCCGCTTACTGCTTGAATAGCGTCTGTTACACCACGAGTGATAGCGGTTTTCATATTATCAAAAGATGTCCCAATACCACTAGTTGCGTCTTTTGCAATGCTATGTAATGAGGCTAAACCACCGCCTCCGTTTTTATCCAAGTCAACTAAAGCGTCTTGAAACTGTTTTACTGAAATTTTTCCAGAAGATAAACCATCTTTAAGCTGTCCAGTTGTAATTCCCATTTTCTTAGCCATAGCATTTAAAACTGGCCCCATATTGGAATTCATCATAGAAATCCAAGTCATACCGTCAACCTTACCATTTGCGAATGCTTGTGATAGTTGAATGACGGCATTATTAACATCTGCAGTTGAACCACCGAAGCCAATAATTGAATCATTCAAGGCGCTGTATACCTTTTGTGACTTTCCTAAATTACCAGTAGCTGCCGCAATCATCTGGACACCTTTAACAGATTGATCTAGTGGGGTAGGTAATCCTTTAATGCTTTCTTTCAACCCATTCATTGCCGACTGAATTTGACTAGTACTAAAATTCATATTAGAAAATGTACGAGTTGCATTATTCAATGTATCTAGTCGCTTAACAGCTCCACCGACTGAGCCTTTTATAAGATTAAAAGCACCAGAAGCAATTTGCATTACTCCCATTGCTCCGGCCATTGCCTTAAATGTATCTGAAATATTAGAGCCACTTGAATTAACACTTTTAGCAGCAGAAGATGTACTAGTATTTAAATTCTGTATTGATTTAAGCGCCTTATCTAAAGTTGCGCTAAAACTCTCATCGTATGCTGATAATACCGCTTCAACACTCATTGACTGTGACACTAGCCATTGCCTCCTCTCTGTTTTTGTTTCATCTTCTGGAATTCACGCCATCGCTTGACGATTAGATCATTTCGTTTCTTTTCAAGGCTGGCCTTGCTTGTTGGCTGATAGTCAGGCTCATAGTGCCCACGAACATCATCAACAAATTTATCATAATCAAAAAATTGGCTAAACTTCTTATACTTCGGAATTGGGTGCTTTTCGCTCCCTTTCGTCGCTTGTACCGACTGATTAAGGAAAGCTTGCAATGCTAAGTCTCGTTCCTGGCTAACTCGTTGGAGGTTATAGGCTTCCATCCGGAGCTGATATTCAGCCAATCCCATTTCTTCAATTTCTGAAATATTATGAAAGCCTAGATAAGCCAACGAATTCAAAAGAATTTCGTGATAGCTTTGTTCTGAACTAAGCTCAGGACCATCTAGGCTTTTAGATTTTTTGCAATCGGCTTAGCGGCATTACTTGCCTTAATTTCATTCATTACCCGATTAAATAATGAATCCAAGTCCTTGCAATTATCAATATAATCATCAATTGTATCTAACTTAATGCTAGACTTAGCCGCACAGTACAACACGTCTGCCAAAGCGGCCGCATCCTTAGTCATTAATTGGGGAAGCATCATGGTTAGCCCCATTCCTAGCTTAACCTTAACTCCTTGGATTTCTTGTTCAGCGCCCCGATAAGCATCAAGTTTTCGCAAAAACTTAACTCCGAATACAAATGATTGGTCTTGACCATTAATTTTTAACTTCATAATCTTCCTCCTATTCAGTTGTTACTGCTTCATTTGCACCAGCACCACGATCGCCATCAGCAAAAGCTTCACCTTCACCGTTGTCGTCATCGCCTTTAAGCTGTGCCAAGCCACGGAATACATAGTCAATTTCTTCCTTGATTTCTGGCGGTAGAGTGACCCACCCACGTTTGGCCACGCCATCAATCGTAAAGGTCACATCCCGAGTTGAATGATCGTCTGGGTCGTTATCATTAGAGTCTTCTGACACAATTCCTTGCATATATTCGGCGTAAACTTTTCCATCTGAGCGGACCCGATCAAGATGAACCTTCCACACCTCAATCTTCTTGTTAAAGTACAGAGAGTCATAGATATCATCTGCAGCTTTGGAAATTGCATTTAAGAATTCTACTTCTAAATCCGTTTCGATATTAGAAGCAGTAGGGACATTTCCCATCTTTGTAGTTGTCGAATCTGTATCCCGTTTAGGATCGTAGCTTAGTGATGTTTGATAAGGGATTAATTGTGCGGGTTCCTTCTTAGCATTTTCTAATAGCCGTTCAAAAAGGACTGCATTCTTCCCTTCCAATACTGGATATGTTGCCATATTTATCCTCCTTTATTTCAAATCAAAAACGAGTGTCAAATAGCCGTGTTTAAGCACGGTATTCGGAACACTCGTATCCGTTAATATTTGTTGTTCTTGCTCATTAGGCCGTCCCTGCCAAGCATAATGCTTCGTTCGGACTGCTTGCATCCCCAGACGACTAATTTCATCAACCATCTTAGTAACGGTCTTACGTTGATTAGTCCGTCCCCACACATGAACAGTTAACGTCACCCGCATTCCTGTGGCTGTTTTATAGTTCGTCATAATTGACTGACTATCATCAACAACTACGAACGGATAGCTAACTGGTTCATTTAACTGCGGTGGGTGATCGTAGGTCTGATAATGCTTTTGGACCTGAGCAAAAACTGCATCATAAATTTCAATACTTGGTGACATTTTCTCACCTACTTAAATAACTTATTCAAATCATTAGCAAATTTCATAGACTCAATTGCAAACGCTGGGTGCAAAGTTGGTCGGGCAGCCATAAACCGAGTGCCATATTCCAGATATGGAAAATACTCCGTTTGTGGTGCAACTGTAGCCGTCAACCCATTATTAGAAATTGTATTTGTTACTGATCGCCTAGTGTTTCCGGTAGGGCTAACCATTGTTAATCCAGCTCCTTTTTTCCACTCATAGTGACCTTTATACAAATTATTCATATTTTGCTGCGTTTGCTTTTTGAGACCTGCTCCATGTTTTGCGACTATCCGTTTAACTGGAGTCAAATCTTTATTCTTCTTTAAGAAATTCGCTAGTTCTTTAGTACCTTTAACATCAACCTTAAAAGAATTAGCCACTGGCTTCACCTACAATCAGCGTTGTGCCTTTTAATGGTTTCCGACAGATTTCAAGACGATACTTAATAGGACAATCATCAATAGTCAGATATGACCAAGAGTCATTTACTGGAGACTCCAATCGAATTACCTTGGCGTTCTGATCTAGCCTGCTAAATAATTCAACTAGGCGATTTGTCCCTACATCAGTAACATTGGCATACCGTTGTGCTACTAGCTTAGGACTAGTAATCGTGTCTTCTTCTGCATATGGATTATAGCCATTTTCATCTTGAAAATAGAACCTAATTATCTGTGTTTTGCGCATTCTTACTCATCCCCACATAAGGATTGATAAAGGAAACGGCACCTAAAGACTTAACATCTTTATTGTGCCGTCGTTTCCACAGGTTAATATCATCAAGAAAATCGTCAAAGTCAGAAGAATTAAAGGTAATGCTTTCTCCTTCCTGACTATATTGACTCATTCCTTCATTCTGCAATCGATTAAATCGTCGAACTGCAACTTCCAATTCAATATACCCCAATTCTACAGGTATTTTTTCACTTTCAGTTAGTTCCAACTTAAATCGCAATGCTTGGTCTGTATTATCAATGATCAATTGTAATAAATCATCACGGCCATCATCTTTAATCCCAAGCATCGTTTTTAAACTCTTCAATAATTTGGTCTTGTCTTCCAAATAAGTACCTCCTACTTAACTAATGCCAATAAATCTTCTTTCTTAGCAGTTGATACATAGGCAATACCATGTTTATCAAGATAGGCTTTGATCTCGTCCACCGTGTTAGCGGACGTTGGCTTTATATCAGTTTTATCGCCCGCCTCAGAACTATCGGGCGGCGTTATTTTGACGCAGTTGGTTGAATTGTAGTAGCAATGATTCCATCAAGTCGTTCTGGGAAGAGCTTCATACCGTCCATAATGACAGATTGATAAACTAACGAATCGTTAACCGGATTGTGCGTAATACCAACTAAACCAGTTTCATCAGCAGTGAAGTTAAAAGCTGTCGAAAGATTGCCATTAACATTAGCATAAGCCAAATTCAAATTATTTACGGCAGTGGCAAACATCTTACCTTGCGGAATCATAGCGGAAATGATAACCGTGTTGAATCCCATGAATCCTTGCAAGTATTGCATACCAAAGACGGTTTGAATAGTTAGTTGTTGACCACCTAGGTAGTCATAGAAATCCAATGGATTAACAAATAATACCGATTGAATATCATCATCTTCCCACTTTACAGCAAGTTGACCCAGTGTCTTACCTACGGCACTTTGAAAACTAGTACCAGTAGCTGTAGTTACACCAGCAGTACCAGTGACGAAACCAAATAAGTCACTCTTGATATCCTTTTGAATTTCCTTAAGCAGCTTATTATCTGTATCAGAGACCGCAGCAGTAAACCCAGAAGCTTGAATAGCTTCGGCAGTAACAGTCTTCCGATACTTCTTGTATTCAAGTGTTAATGTTTCGGCCAACTTCTTTTCAACCTTGGAAAGTGGGATAACTTCCCCTTCACCAACTGTCCCATCAGCCTTAGTTACAGTTGACTTATAAATCTTAATTTGATTACCCACAGACATTGGCGTTAAACGGGTAATACCTAAAATTTCACGTAATTTCTTAATAGAACCATTAAATTGGTTAGTAAAATCAATTGATTGTGCAATTAAATTTGCTTGCAAAGTAGTATTTTCTGGTGCAGCCATAATTATTTTCCTCCTTGAAATAGGTCTAAGTGTTCTCTAATAGCCTTCAACCGTTGCTCTTGATCAGGGATTTTCATGATTTCTTCCTTAGTGACAACGTGTTGGCCTGTTACTTTTGGTGTTGAACCTTTCAAGTAAGACTTGCGGACCGTTTCTTGTACTTGATTAGTGTAATCAATTAGGGCCTTAGCGTTAGCATAGGTCTGCTTATCGTTAGTAGTAACAACCATATTAAGGACATCATCACTAACAGAGAGACCGGCTTCCTTAAAGACTTTATCGGTCTCTGCAATGCTAGTCTGACGAGCTAATTTGGCTTGCAAGTCTTTAATGGTCTTATCCTTTTCATCTTCGGCTTGTTTAGCCTTATCCTCATCAGACATTTCCTTAACTGACTTGTCAGCCTGTAATTCCTTAATCTTCGCTTCGGCCTTTGCTAAACGATCCTTATACGAATTCTTACTTGCCTGTTCTTTACCAATACGTTTCTGTAGTTTATCTACTAACTTATCTGCATCAAATTCTTGCGGCTTGGTACCATTCTCCGGCTTGTTTTGTGCATCATTAGTTTGTACTTCGTCTACAGTGTTATTTTGTTGTTCTTCGTCCATGATTGGACCTCCTTTTCTCGCAGTTATTGTCATGGGAGACGCTCGGGTTTATTTAACGTCCACACACACGGAACGGACAAAAAAAGCACTCAGATTATTTTTCTGAATGCTTAATTAATATCCTGGAAGCCAGTCTCTGAATTCCTTAAATATTTTATATGCTTTTTTCATCATTGTATTTTCAGCTAAATATTGCAGGCCTTCAACTGTTATTGATGCATTGTGGAGGCCACTAATAACGATACCTTCAATTTTAGCTGATGTAAATCTTACACCTGAAATATATCCATGATCACTTAGCATTTGTAAAGTATTTACAAATTGAACTTTACTAATATTAAATGTATCAGCATTAAGAATATTAGGATCAGGATTAATTCCATTTTCATAACAATACTTAAGATAACTTAGTATTTTGTACGTTACCGTAAAGAAATCATTATTTCCCATTGGATCACCTACTTTTTATGTGAGTGTTTTTCTTTTAATTGTTTAGCAAACGTCTTTTTGAATAACTCATGGAATTCTTCTGTCTTCTTCTTTTGTTCTGACGTTACTTTTGAATTATCAAATTTAACGCCTTCCAAAGAATTATCTCGCCAACGTTTATCAGTAAAAGGCTTGTTACTCATCTAATTCACTCCAAACCATTGTCATCTTCCCGTTATCATCAACGTATGCATCATCAATCCTAAACTTACTATTTCTGGGGAATAATACTTCTTGCTCATTAACATTAAACTCAGAGATATCTCTTCCTGTCTTACTTGATTTAATAATAACATGAATTGTCTCTTTGCCCTGTCCATAATAAATTTTAGAAGTTGAAATGTATGATGAATCAGTGAAGACTCCACCAATCTCAAAATTACTAATAAAATCATCCAATGCTTCTTGTTTATCAAAGAAATAATCACGCTGGAGTGGCTTGCTACTATGATAAATTGGCATTTTAGCCAATGCGGCATCTAAGTTTTTAATAAATTGTTTCTTATTTTTAGAAATCTTATTACGCCTCAAATCATCATTAATCTTATATGAATCTGAACTAATATAATTGTTCAACGCAGCTTGTTCATCACTGGTTAATGCCATGTTACGCTGCCCTTCAACCCAGGTTTCACTAATTGAACAGCGACAGTTTGGGTGAGTATCTTCTGGTATCTTAGGAACCTTATTAATTCGATAAATGCCATCACCAAAGCCATTATCCTGAGTAGCGATTCGTCTACATTCTTGGCAAGCTCTTGGCTCAGCAATCCATTGTACAAACTGGTAACCATTCTTTTTGATTGATTCAATTTGTGCTGAATGTTGAACCCGAGCCGATTCAGTTCTGGCGATTCGTTCGGTTACATAACTTTGATTTTTAACAATCTTTCTAACATTATTTTTCAACAGTTTTGCAACAGCTCGCGGATTCTTACCAGTAAGAATCCCATTGGTGATCACCACATCTAATTGAGCTTTCAGAGCATCTTGATTAGCCCAAACTCGCTGACTAAACGTTGCCCCATTAACTTGCTTGGTAATCTGTTTTGCAACGCCCCGTGAAGTCCATAGCGAAGTGTTTTCTGCTGAATGATTAAGAATACCCGATTGCCTTTTTAATTCCCCTCTGTAATCATCAGCAACCTTAGACTGCATGTCAGAGTCAATGTTCATCCCGGCTTCAATCATTGACAGGCCAATTTGACTTTTAATGTATTCAAGTCGGTTAACTCGCATGGTAGCGTTATAGTTTCTCATTCTCTTATTTACTTCATCAGAGAAATCGTTATAAGTAACATGTTTTCTTTGTGCTCTTAATCGATTAGCTTCCTGAACTACTTTTTTTGCTTCAGTTTCATAATCCGCAATATCAGTCAATGACACTGCCTTTTGTGCTTCCACATATGAAACTTGATCACGCCGAGCTAGAGAATCAATCTGATTATCAATGTCCTTGTTAATCTGAACAATAGCTTGGTTGTAATACTCTTGAAGTTGCTGATTAAATTTAACATCATTCTTCAATTGTTGTTCTTGCCATTTTTGTTCCTTAGCAATTCGATTAGCCCAGTAATTATTCTTGGCCATCATCCTCACCATTCTTCCGGAATCCAACTACCTCTTTGTCATTTTCGTCATCTTCTGACGCTTTTTCTTGATCAGTAGCAGAAGGAGAATATTGCATGGCATTGCGAGTTGCTTCGGCCTGTTCTTCCCGAATCTTTTCCATTTCTTGCTTAGGATCGTCTACAACAGATAATGGCTTCATTGCGGTTTCATGAGAAGTAACTCCCATCAGTTCCTGAGCTGTTTGCGCTTCATCAAGTAAGTTAGCAGGCATATTTCGTGTGAATTGGAAAGATAATCGTTGCCAAGCCTCAACGTCATTAACAATTGTTTTGACATTGAATAATACTCGGTACAACTGCCGTAAAGATTGAGTGAATTTTCGCTCTTTATTGGCAGCCATATTTTGCATTGGTAACAACTTATATTTCAAAGCAACCCCAGAAGAATTGCCAGAGAACTCTTTATCATTCAAATTGGCCACCATGCTTACCTGATAAACCATATCAACCAGACGATTAATCATGTTCTCTTGCATCCCATCAGCGTCCGGCTTACTGATAAAGTCAATCTGTGCATTCGCTGATTCTGCATCTGACGAATAAATTAAATGGTTATCACGAATATCAATATCTGGTTTGCCATCGCCATCTTGGTCTAAATTAAGACCTAGCATTTTTAAATACGCATTATCAAAATACTCAATTTGATTAGCTTTTTGACTTAAAACTTTGTCTAAAGATTGAACTAAGCTTTTAACGTTATCAAACGTTCCTTGCCGTTCTTCATTTTCAAAGAATTCAACTGCTGGCACTAGGCCAAACTGATTAACACCCTCATCACCAACTTTTGTATCAGTAAAAGCAATAGTTTTATCGGCATAATAAATAGTTCCGTTATAACCAGCATCTTTTAACGACTTAGCATAACGAATAAAAGCAATTGGCTGTCGTGCAATTGTATCATCGTATACTATAAAGCCCTCAGTCGGCGCTACTACAGCAATCTTAGTTTCACTGTCTTCATTTTGATAAGCAAAGAGCATCGCTCGCCCATAAATATCAGTAAGCTTACTAACTTCATTAAGCTTATCTTGCAATGAATTAGTATCATTCCATTGTTGCAAGGCTTGGTTTTCTTGATCTTCGTCTAAAGTGATCTTTGGTGGAATCCCCAAGAAATAACCATTAAACGTATCGACAATGTAATGTGGAAGATTAACCACAAGGCGGTTATCTGGCCCAAACTGTTTTGCTGGCTGATTTAAAATGTCATGCTCCCCAATATAAAGCTTCCAATTTTCTTGATAATCAGTAGACCAAGCAACATTTTTATTAATCATTGCTTGCAAGTCTTCATCAGTAATTTCTTCTTCACGAGGGAAAATAAAAAGGTGATTATCAGTCACCTCAGCATTAGTTCCATTCAATTGTTCTGCCATCTAATCACCCTTTCAAACAAAAAAAGCCAGCCTGTTAGCTGACTAAATATAAATATTCTTTAGCACTTGAGCACTAGCACGTTTATGCTGGTTATATAAGCAATATCGTACACTATCCATCACGTGATCATGTTCCTTTTGAGGTTCTCCCGTTTTCTCATTCCAAACATATTGGTAAACTTCATTAAGAAACGGCTTGGCTGCCGACTCTTTTACGAAGAACGCACTTTTTTTCATTAACTCAGCAACAAATTCAACACCTGGCATAACCGCCTTTCGAGCATTTTGAGCACGAATGCCAGATCGCTGAAGTTGACTAACATATTCAGGCCGAGCAGAATCACACCATACATTAATACCAGCGCCATAACGTTGCTGAATTCCCTTAATAATTTCAATAATCTGTTCGATAAATAAACCTGATTTCTCATAACACTCAACTAAATAATTACGTGGTGGTTCAGTATGATTAGCATTCCAATTATCATAGCCAAAAACTGTAATGGCTGCAGGGTGTCCCTCAGCAAACCCAAAATCCACACCAACACAATAATGTGGCAAGTCTGGAACATGCTTAACAACCATTTTGCTCTTATCAAAATCAGAATAAACAACACCTTGACCAGTAACCCACAGTCCTAAAATATCCCGTTCAAAGAACATTCCAGAAGGAGTAGCCGCTTTGAACGCTTTAACGTATTCGTCAGATAAGAAAGTATTATCATCAATCGTAAAATGAAACGACTTAATACGAGCAGCAGGGTCATGATTATCAATATATTCAGTTTTAAGCCAATGCTGTGGGTTGTCTGGATTAGTATCACAAATAACCCGAGCGCTATCCATTGAACATCGTGCTAGGATTTCTTGAAAAACATCATGAACAGCAAGAGATGCTTCATTAATGTAAGCGCCATATGATGTCATCCCACGGATACTAGACATTCCACGCTGAGAACCTGTATAGCTTGGTACTATATCCACACCCCAAAGATGATAATGTCCATGCCGGTCTGCTTTCAAGTCAATACCAAATTGACTGGAGATTGAGCTAATAACATTATTGTAAATTGTGTTAGAACTAAAACCGGCGAGAATGAACTGTGGAGCACTATCCTCATTATCTCGTGCCAGCTTTGCTACTCGCCGTAGTTCGTATAAGAAGATGTAATTATCAATATATGTTTTTCCAGATCGCTTAGCGCCAGCAAGGATGAGATACTTCCAATCGTCATTGAAATACGATTGAAGGACCTCTTGCTGTTTACTTGTCAGCAGTTTTTGAAGGGCCATCAACTACACCTTCCTCAATCTTGTCAAGAATCTCGCCCAGTTTCTTATTATCATCACCAGTCATTTGTTTTGCAGCTTTGACTTTTTCTTCGGTTAAATCAGCTTCGGCTTTTAGTTTTCTAAGCTGAGTCTGAACAACCGGATCATTAAATGGATATCGCTTCATAATTTCTTTAGCAGCATTAAGCCGATCCTTTAAGCTAGGTTTCTTTTCAATAGTCACAACATCATCACTAGTAGATAGCGCTACTTCTTCGGTTTCTTCCTCACGCAATACTCGTGTATAGAATTGAAGCACTTCTTTAGCATCAGCAATTTTATGTGACTCTATTTCAGCCATCTTGGCATCAATATAAGATTTAACCCTTTGATTTCCCAGTAGAGTTTGGGCATTAGAGCTAGCAACCTTATCAGTAGTAACACTATACCCAGCTTTTATATAAGATTGAGTAGCATTACCCGAAATAATGTACTCATCGACAAATCGTTGTTGCTTCTGTGTTAATTTTTGAGTAATACTACTCACCTCCTTAAAAATAAAAAAGTCAGCCGTTACGCTGACTTTTTTAATATTTTTCTTATCACAATTATCCACATAATTAGTATAAACGCTATTAACATCCAAAATAAAACATGTGTTGAAAATATTTTATCCACTAGTCCAAATCCAAAAGTAAATATCGTAATAAAACTAGTAGTTAATACATAGATACTATTATTAGATAAATAATACTTTCTATTATTTAGTTTAGAAATCCCAATTAATAACGCTATCAATATTAAATACATGCCCAATAAATATATTGACCCGAGCATTAACACGCCACCAATATTCTTAAAAGAAAATCGATTTAATTTCCCAAAAATATTTCCAATCAGCTGAAGACCACCGAATGTAGCAAAAGTAATAGCGGTAAATATTCCTAATATAGCAATAAAGTCACTATAGATTGAATCCTTTATATCTTTTATCTGCTCCAATTCTTCTTTTGCTTGTTTCAAGTTACTATCAATATACTTTTTTTGAACAATTGCAAGATGAACATGTCTAACTGTGTCATCTCTTACCTTATTTATTCGACTTATATCTTGATTATCAATGGCCCGAATATTTACAAGCTTTTCTTGGACAGAATTAGGAATCTCTTCTAAATTTTCCATATTAGTAGCATAAATTTTTTCTGTAATTATTTCATACGGAACATGCCACTCTTTTAATTTTATAGCTGAATTTACAACGTTAGTGAGATTATCACTCTCATTTTTCGTTAAGGAATCTGGCTTAAAAATATATTGGCAAAAAATTTTGTTTAATTCTTTGATCTGATTACTATTATCTTGCGAATCAAGCACATTTATCTCTCCCAAAACTGATTCCCTATATCGCTATAAAAATTAATTGTTCTTTGATCATCATATAGATTAGTACGACGGTCTTGCCATTGCGGTTCTAGATGAGATTCATCTACCAACGTAAAAGGATCAAAATTTATAAACAATCCAAGATTCCCCCTAATGAATTGCCTTTCGTCATCAGTTAAATCATTAGGATTAAATCTGTTACTAATTACATTAAACTGCCCTCTAGCGTCTCTTGTTAGAGTAGTATGTTGTTCTGGATTCTCTATATCATTAGCTCCATGCCCAGAATATTCTGAATACACTGAATGAATTACAGGCCCATAATCCCACTTTTCAAATCGTGCGTCATCAATTAAAGGGGTATGAGTATTTAATAAATGAATAACGTTTAAGAAATACATAATCTTTTGCAATTGTAGATTTGATACAGGATGATTAATATCATTTGCTTCGGTAATAATCATATCCGCAACATCCATTGCTCTTGCCATAATAATCCCCCTTCTTTTTATAGATAGAATGCAAATCCATTCCATAGGTTATAGTTGTATGTGTTAACACATACAACTATAACCTAACCCTATACCCATTGACAACATTTTAAACAAAATAAAATGAAAATTTAACATAGTTAAAAAAGCCTAGCTACAATAGCTAGACTTCATTGGGAAGATTATTTATATGAATATCGAATCATTCGACAATATCATTATCACATTTTTATCAAGGATTGCTCATTCAACAATTGCCCATCAATTTATCATTCCTCATCTGGATAAACATGTAAGTCCTCTATTTCAGTGTGAATACCATGCTTAACTAATTGAAATTCAAATCGATCAGCAAATTCACACAATGCTTTCTCTTGTTTTCGACTATATGTTGATGAGCTAATACTCAATTCTCTGGCAATGTTATATGTCAACATCTGGTCTGAGTAGCGACTTAACAATATCCGTTGCGATTCCTTTGTCATATTACGCATTGCACAGCCCACACAATCGACTACTTCTTCTGCTAGCCAAATGTTTAGCATTCGACTTTCACTTCCGTTACCATGACTAGGTGCTTTAGGCATTCCGTCCATTCCTGGTGACTTCAAATCAAATCGTTGTTTCCCAGATAAAGCTAGATAGCGATCCAGCTTCTTTTCGAGAAACTCAGTAACCTTCCGTGCAGTTTTCAAACAATCTATATCTAAGTTCAAATCTGTTTGCATGATGTACCCCCGCTATCTGCTATAATAATTAAGGTTAATATTTTTAAGTAAGGACACATCAAGCGCGGTGGGTCCTTTTTTATTATGGATTTTTCTTACCAAGAAGGAATCCAAACACGAAAACGGTAAGTAATAATATTGCAAATAGCACCATATTAAGCCAACTCCTTTAGAATAAGGTAGATTGTAGCGCCAATAATTCCCGTTTCAGCAATATTCCAGATAAAACTAATTACAGAATAAAAGGATTTTAGATTTGCTAAATATTTTTTAGTTACTTCTTCCACGCTCCCTGAATACAATTCCGTTGAACGGTGAATTCGAGGAAAAATTAAGCACAGTTCAATAGCTGCACAAATAATTAACGTAATAGTCAAAAAATAACTAGGTACAATCAATGAATTTAATGAAAGAATCACCGCATAAACAACACCGATCATGACAATTAAGAAATTACTTGTTAGTTTTGCTTCTTTATTACTTAATTTTTTCAATGCTTCCAATGCATCGCTAGGGTCAATTTGCAATTGAACATATTTATACAGTCCCCACACATTAAAAACAAACAATACAATTAAAAATACAACTCTGATCATTAACTTAACCTCCGTCGACACTTAGGGCAGTAATTAAAATATTCCCCACTAACTTCAATAGGGATTTCACTTTTAACACCTGTGTTTTTAATTGTTTTAGTCACCATGATTGTCTTAAATGGTGCATGGCAATATTCGCATTTATCCTGCCTAACATTTTCGATAGGGCTATTCTTAAAAATTACTGTTTGGGCATTAATTTTAATACTCATGATAGTTCCTCCGGTTTAGCTTCAACGGGAACAGTAAAGAATGGATTACCACTCAATTTCCTAATTGTTAAAGTTTGGTTCAGTGCATTATGACCAACAACATAATATTTTTGACCGTTATAAGTTACCGGCACATTATTTTCTTCATGCTTTAATGCTTTTTCAAATGTCATTAATCTTTCTCCTCACATTTGATTCTGAATGGATGATCGATATCTGTATCTACGTCAGTAAGGAATTGGGCTTTTACTCCACCCTCCTTACGATCCCGTATAAATACCGGAAACCATTCTAATCCGTCATCATTTTCTTCAATAAAATCTTTTTCTCCAGTATCTAATCCAATTTGAATAGATAATAATTCCTTATGGCTTAATTCTCTGTAACCTTTTTTCATTACTCTTCCTCCATCTTGTGAGTTTCCCAGTCATAACTAACCATTGTTTCAACCTTGAATTCTTTACCGCAGTCTTCACAGGTGATTTCGTGTTCACCATCTTCATACAATTCTGGATAATCAATTAAATCTGCCTCATCGATTGCAGCCCCGCAATAAGGACAAACTACATAATCACCACTGAAAGTATCTGGTTCCCCTTCTTCAATGCTTTCTCTAATTTTCGCTAAGTTGCGAAGTTTGAAGCAATCATCGCAATATCCGCCATTTACCCAGGCTAATTTGTCATACTTTCCACACATCTTGCAGTGATGATCTTGATAATCTAGCGTCATTACTCTTCCTCCTCGTTCAGTGGTCGACCACATTTTAAGCAAGTGTAAATCTTTTCTTCATCGGTTATCACCTCTCATATTAGAGACTTGCTATAATCTGCTTAGCCAAGAGATCTGCATAGGCCAACTTAGCTTTATACCGAGTAGCGATTAATTCTTGTTTATCTGATTCAAGCTTTTTATAATCATCAGTCTTCATAAATTGCTCAAGCTTGTTTATTTCTTTAGTTGTTTTAACAAATAACTTATGCATGCTTCTCATTGCCAGTCCTCCTTGGGAAAACCATAACCAATCAATCCTTCCTTAACAATCTTTATTGCATCCCCAGCAGACCTAGCGATTCCATGAATAATTTCTCGCTTAGTTAGCATTTCATGAAATCTAATTTGATCCGCTCTAGGCTTACCTTTTTCGTTTTTCACTTCAATGTAAAACACTTGATGATCTGACCAACGAAATCCATATAAATCTGGATGACCACTAGGGACACCAGCCGAGAAAAATCTTCCGCCCGGTGTTTTAACCGAACCAACATTTACCCGAAACACTGTACACTGATGTTTTGACAGCGCAACTCGGATATCGTTTTGAATTTTATGCTCACTCGTCATCTTCAAACTCCATAATGCTTTCGACTGCGGAAAGCGGAATAATGAACCGATGAGGAATTGTTTGTAAATTTCTCATCGCCATACCACTTAGATAGAACCCAATTGTTCCATTTACTTTAAGTTTTTCTTGAATGTCATCAATACCGCCCTCAGCTTCATAGAAATTACCGTTAATTGTAAATATTTTTGTGTGCATATTTCCTCCTAAGGTTTACACTAGGTTGTCACTACTAAAAATTACGATATGCTTACTCTACCAACGACTTAGACCTCGGTTTACAGGTTTACACTATATTTCAACTTTTTATAATGCATATATAGTATTTATATATATTTATTTTTTATTATTAAAATAGTGTAGTAGTGTAAACCTACATCTCGCAAATGTTGATATAACAATAACCATGGAGGTTTACACTAACGAATTTTTAATGTAAACCAGTGACAACTACTGTAAACTTTCCAATCTTCGATAACCGCGATGTACTATTCCTTTCATCTTCTTATATCCAGGTTTCCAATCATGCCGGTTATCCATTACATACTTAATTTTCTTTGCTAATGATCGGTTCTTAACCAAATTATCTTCACCTAATTGATGAGCAATTTCTGAACTTTCAATCCAATCATCATCCCAAGTGCTTAGAACTCGTTCAATTCGATTTTCAGTTTCATCAATATACATAAACGACTTCCGATTATCCTCGATGAGCTTCTGCTGCTCCTTCGTCAATTGAAAACTAAAACCCTCTTTGTAAAGTGCCACAGCTTCGCCCCAAAGATGGTCAACCATAGCATCATCAAGATCAGTTACCGGATTAGCCATCGCCCTGGACTTATCCGCCATGTTGGGTAAGAATCGTCGTTCACCAGTTTTATCTTTTAGATAAGTTGATTCGTTAGTAGTTCGGGCCATAACAAAATTCTTTGGCCGGCGGATTGTATGTCGTCCATATGGTGGCCGAAACTCTAATTCTTCGGCTGAAATAAATTTCTTCAAATTCTCAAAGTCAGAATTATTAGTAGCGGTCATTTCATCATCGTTAACAATTAAAGCCCGGAGCATGTTAGAAAAATTATCTTTGTCCTTGAAATCGGTGAATTGATCTGTATACCAGCCATGTGCTAACTTTTTCAAGAGTGTGGTTTTTCCTACACCTTGGCCACCGACTAAATCAAACACCCAATCAAATTTACTTTCCGGTTTATAGACTTTCATCACCGCTCCAACTAAAAATAATTTTGTCTGCAGTGTTGTTACTTCACCGCTGGGCACTCCTAAATAGACTGGTAGGAAATCTTTAATTCGTTCTTTATGATCCCAATTCTTGTAACATTTCTCCATATATTCTTTTACTGGATTATATGGGTGCTGCCTTGCCTCAACTGTGATTGCCATATTCAGTAATTTTTCTTGAAACATTACCGCATATTCATCTTCAATGTAACGAAGCATGATTGCCATGTAGCTATCATCAAGTTGGCCTTTCTCGATAAAAAGTTGTGGGATATCTTTTACCACATCGATTGAATAGGCAAATTCGTTGTATCGAAAGGTGCCATGCAACAATGGATCACCGTTAAGAATTAAGCCAACGTTTTTAAGGCTGTTCGTTTTGGGATTACCTTGTGCATTTAATTCAAATTCAATCGGTTTGCGAATCACATTATCCGCCACGTATTTCACCCCCGTTTCTCAAATCACGTCTTAGCATTGACTGGAATGTCCGGTTCACTTCCTCTTCTGGTAGTGGATCGGGCGTATTCTCATTACAAACCATCGCTAATTGATAAGCAGCCTTAGCTTCAACACCCCGAAATAGCAATGCACCAATCATGCCGGCCAAAGTTTTATTTCGTATTCCTTTATCGCCTAAACCATTAGCAATTGTTTCTAATAAATCAGTGGTCGAATTCCGTTCACGAGGCTTAATTACAAAATCATTTGGAGTGTTATGCCGATTACTTGCCCGCATTTGATTAATATTCACAACCAAAGATTTAGGAGCAGTAACAATTGGATTCTTATTTAACCATTGGTAACCTTCTGAAGGAGCAACGACAACATAATTATTCTGATGAGCTTTAATATCGATCCCTGGTTGATAACCAATTAATTGATTAACTCGCATATCTGATCGTTTCAGATAAAATAATTGTCGGCCACCATGCTTGGTGGTTTGTGTTAAAGTTTTCGGAAAATATTCCGCTGGTAATTGCTTAATTGATTCAAAACCATCAATGTTATCGGCATGATTGCGATCAATATCAACTACGAAGAATTTATCCGTCCTTAAAGCAATCTGAGCATAGGGATGTTTTTTCCATACAGCTTTGATTTGTTCTGCAGTTAAAGCCGGTTTATCGGCAAATTTTATCAATGGTTGCTTACCAGCAATGGGGAGGACACTTAATCCTTTAGCCTGATAAGCCAAAGCATAATTAACTAAATTTTTCATTTTGACCTCCTAAATAAATAAAGGGCATTCCACCCGCTCGGTGTTTAGGTCACTGCCTTAAGTAGAACTAATACCAGTTATGGTAATATTCGTCCCATTCCTCTTCGTCTTGAACTTGTTGCTTTCTTTTTGCTTCTAATGCTTTTCGTAGGCCACCCTTAAAAGGGCATCTCGTCATCTGTGACTTCCGGAGTTTCTGGTTGTTCTGCTTCGTCAAAGTCATAATTGCGGTATGGATATTGGGGGTTCTTCTTGTTTGGCCGAACCTTCAAATCCATGATCATGGTCCTTCCTACTGCCGGTGCAAATGCTTTAGCCAAGTTCTCGTAGATTAAAGTATCGTCATCCCAAACTTCATCAGGAATTTCAACACCAAGAATTGCTGCTAACTTAGAAACCAATCGTAAATTAGTTTCTAGCATTGGGTTAGGATTACCCTTAGAAGTTAATTCATCTAATCCAATTTTTAAGAATTCTTTTTGGCCGGCTGATTCTCCATCGACAACTTCTAATTCAAAGTTAAGCTGTTCAGTATTCCAAGGAGTTTCATGGTTTTCTACTTTTGCAACTACAACGGTATACTTACCGCTTTCCAGTCCCTTAAATTTATTAACTGAATCATTCTTTGGATCAAAACCTTCAATAGCTTTATTCATTGCATCTCGTAAACTCATAATTCATTAACCTTCCTTTACATTTTGCTTTTTAATTTTGTTAACAATTTCATTCTGCTCTTTTGTAGTAGTCTGCTTTGGCTTATCAAAGACACCATTTACATGTTCCAGCACTCGTAAAATTGCCGGATCAGTAATATCATCTTTGACATAGTGAATTCGTCGATCTTTAACCATCCGGATATAACGGTCACCATAGCGCTTAGTTTCAATCACTAAATCACAATTCCCGTTAACCACGTTGTAATATTTTTGCTTAAGCGATGGGCGATCTTCGGTGTGACCAGAAGATTCATCAGTTAGCATCATTAACCGGCTAATGTAAACCGTATTCAGTGGTAAGGCTTTTAGCTCGGTGACAAATGCTTGAAAGACGGTATTAAATTGTGCATATCCCTTGCCGTAAGGAACATCCCCCAGCGTTTCTACTTCATTGTCATAACAAATAGCTTGTTCAATTAATGTGACAACATCATCAATCACATCAATAACTACTGTTTTGTAACCATGATTTTCAGTGCCAAGAGCAAGAATAATCTTGTCTAGTTGATCAATCACAGACTCTTTCAAGCTTCCATCGCTCTTTCGGACATTTTTTAATTGAATACTTGGTGCAGTGTTCATCTCACTGTTACCATCCGTATTAAGGAATAATGGACTTGGAAACCGTTCTGCTAGATATGATTTTCCAGACATTGTATCTCCATAGATAAAGTAATTTCTTGGAACTCGCCGTGCCTTCTGTGGCTTATTTGGTGGCAAAATACTCATAATATCAACCTCACTTCTTAATAAATCCACGCTGTTTAGCGTAGTGGTAAGCCCAGCCTGGTTTGTAACCTTTTAATTTGGCGTAGGCCTGTATTTCTTTCAGATTTTTCAATTCGTTTGGACGCTTGCCAGCAACATTATTCATAATTGCTGACGATTGAATTTTTTTGATAATCGCTAGTCGTGACTTAGTAACTTTTTTAAGTTGAACATCATCAACGACTTCAATTTCTTTTTCTTCTCCTAATGCCGCCCCGCAATAAGGACAAATATCACTTGTACGATAAAACGAAGCAAAACATGTCGGACATACTGATACAGGTTTAAGCGTTGTTCCTGATTGTTGTTTATTTTTTTCGCTACCTTCTAATGTCCATTGCCGCTCATCAGTAGGCAATCCGAATCGTTCAACATTTCCCACGTGATCGATAATTATTGCAGTCTTACCTTCACGTGGATTCATTGAGCGCATCGCGAATTGTAGGTATAACGATAATGATTGAGTAGGTCGTAACATAATGACACAATCAACATTCGGTAAATCAAGTCCTTCAGTAAATAATTCTGCATTAGTTACAATTTGGATTTTCCCTTGCCGATATTCCTCAATGATTTTATTCCGTTCTTCTTTGGGTGTTTTTCCGGAGACGGCCCTTGCAGTTATCCCATAGCCATTAAATGCATTAGCTAACTTAATTGCACTATCAACGTTATAGGTATAGGCAATTGCTTGCATTCCCTTAGCAAGTTTCAAATAGTGCTTAACCGCATTCCCGTAGATTTTAGGCTTCATGGCTTCTTTGATTGAATCAGTGTCATATTCACCAGTTCGTTTTACTTTTAACTTGGCAGTATCAATGTAAGAAGGAGCGTAATAATCAACTGGTGCTAAAAAGTGATGGTCAATTAACCAGGGGACTGATTTGCCAATAATTAAATCATCAGCCACATCAGTAAAACCCTGTCCACCTAACCGATAAGGAGTAGCGGTAAACAGTAACTTATAAGCTTTCGGAAAAGCATCAAGAATCCTTCGATATGATTTAGCCAGAACATGATGGGCCTCATCAACAAAAATTATCGCCGGTGGGTCCAAATTATTAACGTGTCGGGTAATCGTTTGAACCATGCCGATTTTAGCTAAATCCATATTTACATCATTAGCTTTGAAAGTCTTGATAACCTGCTGGACAATTTCTTGCCGATGAACCACGAACAAGATACGGTTACCCTTTGCCGTTGCTCGTCTAGCAATCTCGGCCATGATAACTGTCTTCCCCGTTCGTGGCGGTTGTTGAACCATGATAGAACGGTGACCAGCACTTATAGAATTCATGATGTTATCAATCGTTTCTTGCTGATAATCACGGAGTTCAAACATTATTTAATCACCGTGTTACGGTTAGCTTTTAAATGTGCTCCTGGTACTTCTTCTCCAGCTTTGAGTGCTTGGTAAATGGCCTGCTTATCTGGCTTAGTAGTCGTCTCAGTAATTTTGAACTTATCCGGAAGCTTCTTATCACTATCAATAATGGTTGAGGCCTTAAAGTTCCGGGCACTAAGTAAGTGATTTTCAGTAGTTATTTTCTTAATACCGGCATCATCAAGAACTTCAGTAATATATTTCTTGATCCAAGTAAGTTTATTTTTTCGGTAAGTAATTTCTTCTTCCCATGACTTCTTTTTGTCGGTCATAAAATCAATTTCTGACTTCAAATGATCTGCCCATGAGGCAAGATTGTCCAATTTGGTCTTCCGATTATCCTTAATTGATTCCAATGTATCCTTTAGAATAGTTGGATCTAAGTCATCCCGACTAGCAAGTGTTTTGTAGTTGTCGTTTAATTCAAATAAATTCATTAGTTCTTACCTCCTAGAAAAATCTGTGCAAATAAATCAGCAGTTGGATCAGTTTCCAAAGTATCAATAGTTGCTTTGACAATTGAAGCTGCTATCGGATTAGTATGTAACCAATTCATAATCATGGCTGCTACCGTTCCGGGATCCGCATCAACTAATGAATTAGTACGTTCGTCACGAATTTCTGATTTTTTAGCAGCGAAAATGGCTACCTCCTCGTATTCTGGTCCAAGAATTTGTTTAATTTCCTTAATCTTTTCTTCGTTAGTCATTGTTCTTACCTCCATAAACATCTTTAGTTTCCGTAGCTAAACGTTCTGCTGAAATCCGTAACATCGTAGCAGCGTTTTCTAATTTAATAGCCATTGCCATTCGTTCTTCGGGAGTAGCAGCACTTTGATAGCGAACTGCCAAATTCGATACAAATACACAATTATCGCCAACTTTGGCATTTAATTTTGATAAATTGAACTTATTCATATATAATTTACCTCGTAAAGTATTTATTTCTGGGTACGACTGTTTGCGGCGGTCGTACCTTTTTTGTTTAGTGGATCAAGAACCACTAGCAGAAGATAAACTGCTAGGATCGCCATCGCTCCATCATAAGAGCCAATCATTGAACAATACATGATCCAAGCACCAATGATTAGCGCAATTAACTTACTCATTCGATCGTTTTCCTTTCTTTGTTATACTTAATTCATCTCCTAATGAGAGGAGGTGAACTAGCATGAGCATTCAGTTTGATAATCCTTATACCGGTGATGTCGAATACTTTAACGATATGACAAAAGTCAAAGCCTATTTAACTAATGGGAAAGTTCAGACATATATTCTTGGGGAAGAATTAGTGATTGATAATCCATCAGTTAAAATGTTTGAAGTTTATTCAGAATCACGCGGCATTGTGCGATTAAACCGCAATTGGATGCCATCTGGCGTCTAGTACCTATGGATCATCATTGTTGATGATCCTTTTTTAATGCTTCTGCATGCGATAAGTATTGAATTGAAACACCTGGTTTTACTAATTCTTCGTTTGGCCCAATGCGTGCTATCAAAGTCCCTGCTAAATAAATTCCAATCTCATCTGCACCGTTGAATCCAACTTGCATCTCCTCACCTCCTTTCAATGCTTCTTCCGATACTTCTCTTTCAATAGCAATGGTTTATTCCGCTCATACAACAAGCTGTACACCAGTGCATATAACAAACACATTGCAATAATTAATATTGGCAATCCGATTAACAACGCCACTTGACCACCTCCTAACGTGGCAAGGATTGGTTCCAATCAATATCTGCTTGATGAGACATAATCCAAGGTAATGCCTTGGTCACATTTACCTTAGTTCGATGACCTTGACCTGCATTCAAATTGATAACCCAGTTCTTAAAGACTGGAAGTGTAAGGAGAAACATTCGTACCCACTCCTTATCCTTTTTGATTGGAAGTTGATCAGTAAATTGTTGAATTCCAATCCAATCATCAATTTGAGAAGTCTGTTTGGGCACTAAGTTGTAACATTCCTTAATACGTCTGAGAACCTCATCGGTAATTACCTGGTAATCTTGTTCATCTAATGATGCTTGCATTTTGTGCCACCCCCTGTTCGCTTAAAGTTGTTCTTTTCGCAACTTTAATTCTTAAGAAAAATCGCTAACACGAATATTTAATTCTTTAGCGATTAATTGAGCTTCGGAATAATAGAAATCTTTACCATTGGTTCGATTGAGCTTCTGGTTGAATGTACTTCTATCAACATTAATTAATTTAGCTAAATCAGCTTGAGTTTTCTTCTTTTTCTTCATTTCAACTATTAAGCCGAAATACGGTTCGGCTTTATCCCTTACCATAAAATCATCTCTTTTCTTCTGTTGCGATTTCGCAACTTGATTACGTGTACCATCTTACATTCTTCGTGTTGCGATGTCAACAACTTTTGTTCGTTTTATTCAAAAAATGTTGCCAAAACGAAACATAAATACTATAATATAGCCATTGAGAGGTGTAGAAAATGTCTCTAGGAAGTAAATTAAAAGAATTACGAACATCACATAAAATGACATTACAAGAAATGGCTGATGCTCTGAATAAACAAAATAAAAATTCAAACTTTAATAAAGGCCGTTTATCGAAGTGGGAGCATGATACTGATGAACCTCGTTTATCTTCGTTAAAACAAGTCGCTGATCTATTTGATGTAAGTATAGATTACTTTTTTGATAAAGATGATAATACTAATGGAAATAATGAAGTAGCTCAAACAGTAGCTGCTCATATCGATGACGATACTCCGGAAGAAGAGCGACAACAGATTATTAATTTTATTGAGAATCTTAAAAAAGCTCGGAAGTGATAATTATGTATGCTTATGAAGAATTAGCTAGTGAATATCCGCACCTTTCTATCAATTACCCCCAAAATATGCCAGATAATTTAGCTGGGTTAAATATTGATACGGATGTTTATTTAAATCGGGCAAATTCTGATATAAAAATGTACGAAATTCTTCAAGAAGAAATTGCTCACTACGATACGACAGCCGGAGATATTGTTACTAAAGATACTCCAGATGGTCGAAAACAGGAACTAAAAGCACGATCATTAGCAATGACAAGAGCTGTAAGCCTAGACAAATTAATTCACTGCTATCAACACGATATATGGGATACAGATGATATTGCCGATTACTGCAATGTAGATGTGGAATATTTAATGAAAGCAATAGATAACTATCGTATAAAGCGTGGATTGGTCTTTGAATATAAGGGTTATCGATTTGATCTTCGCAAAAATGTAAAAATTGAAAAACTATAAAAATATTGTCCAAACACTGAAGACATTAAAAGCTGATATTTTGTATTAGGGAGTTATTAATATGAGAAAATCTTTTATTCTTGCTGCTACTGCTCTCACCCTTTTAAGTACGGGAATTACTTCAGTTGCGGTAAATTCAACTACGACCATTTTAGCTAGTTCAAAAAAATATAAAAGTATCAATAAAGATCTAGCTAAAAATCTTAAAGAAGATCAATCTTATGCAGATCAAGATCCAGACAATTACGGCTATTCAAAATATATTGAAAAAGTTAAATATACAGGCAATTCTGATATTAACGTGTATGTGAATGGTGGATTTAAGGAATTGAGTGACTCCGAGAAAACAAAGGTATTAAATCAAGTTCAAAGTCTAGCTAAAATGGTATTGGTTCAAAACAGCAAAATTTCCAGTAGTGAAGCCGGTGAGGGATTAATTTTAGAAGCCTTCAACGATAAAAACTCCGTCGCTGTTTCAAAAATTTCCAACCATAAAGCTTACCGCTTTACTAACAATTAATATTGGGAGGCTAGTTATGAATAAAGTAATCACTATTGGAGCAACTATTATGATTTCATTATCATTAGCTGCTTGCGGGAGTAAAAATAATAGTAATTCTAACAATCGTACAACTAGTACAAAAGCATCACCGAAATATCATAAATTAGGGGATACTGTTAAAGTTGGAAAAGTTGCATATACACTTAAATCTGTAGAAGTGACAAACGAACGTAATGAATTTGAAGATAATCAACCAAAGTACGTTATTAAGGTTATCTACCATGTAAAGAATAATTCAGATAAAGAATTACCAATTGGTACTGATCTTAATGCTTATGGACCAAATAATAATAAACTAAAGTCTTATCCAGTTAATGATACAACCTTAGATTCTATTGCTGCAGGCAAAGAAGCTGATGTCACCACTGGATTTGGTAGTGACAAACTTGGGGCATTTGAATTACAATTCTCTCCTCTTGTTTCTACTGAAAAACCTGTTAAATTCCGCGTTAAGGTAAAAGAAAATAATTCAACTAATTCATCTAGTACACAAGATAATACTGTAAGCAATCAACAAACGACTGATACTTCTCAGTCAATAAATTATTCAAATAAAACACAACCAGAAATTAATGAGTCTAAGTCTGCTACTGTTTCATCTAATACGCAAAGTTCTACTTCAATTCCTAGCGACTATTATAACGAAGATGCATATAAGGATACTTACAAAGCAAATTTAACACCTGAGCAACGATATGCATGGGACAGTGAACAAGCCGAAAGAGGTGCTCAACAAGATCGTGAATTAGGACTGGAACCTTGATTTTCGTCCAACTAAATTGATGACGTAAAAAGCTATTTAAACTAAAAAAGCCCACCGACAGCTGCAACTGTCAGTGGACCAAGGGTTGATATTAATTGCGTCCAAACAAATTCTATCAACCCTTTCATTATACACAATTTAATAATGGAGGGACAAGTATGGCTCAAATATATAAAAGAAGCGGGAAATGGTCTGCAAGAATTCAGTGGAAAGACAATGAAGGAAAACGCTTTTCAAAGTCCAAAGCTGGTTTTGCAACAAAAATACTAGCTAAAAAATGGGCAGCTGAAATGGAAACTAATCTTAATCGTGGAATACATATTGAGAAGAAAATTACTTTTAGTGGTTATTACGAAGAATGGGTTAATACTTATAAGCAACCTAAAATATCAAGTGTAACTCTGAATCGTTATATTATAATCGGTAATCTAATTAATGATTATTTCAAAGAAATTTCTATTAAGGAAATTAATCGCTCTAAATATCAAGAATTTATTAATAAGTATGGAGCAACTCATGCTATAGCAAGTGTAAAGAAGCTAAATTCAATAATAAGATCTTGCGTACAATCTGCTATCCTTGATGATTATCTGCTTAAAGATTTTACCAAGGGTGTTACTTTAGCCGCTAATACTAGTAAAACAATGAAGGTAGAATATCCTAATGTAGCTGAAATAAGGAAATTATTAACCACTACAATAAATGGGATTACTAATAGAAGATATACAAGCCGTTATATGATAGTCACTGCAATATATACTGGAATGAGAAAAGAGGAAATTCAAGCTCTTACCTGGAATGATATTGATTTTATTCATCATACCATTAATATTGATAAAGCATGGAAAGAGGTAAAAGGACGAGACGAAACAGACGAACATTTTAATACGCATCGCTTTAAACCCACCAAGAATGAATCATCTACACGTAAAATAAAAGTTAATGAAAAACTACTATTACTACTTAAACAATTGCGCAATAATTCATCAAGTAACCTTGTTTTTATGGATCAATTTAATACTATCCCTACTAGTACAGCATTAAATAAAACGCTTCGACAAATTATGAGTGATACAAAATTATCAAAGAAGAATTTTCATTTCCATAGTTTACGTCATAGTCACGTTGCTTTACTGTTAAGCAACGGAATAGACATTTATGCAATTAGCAAAAGACTTGGACATAATGATATCACAACCACAATGAACACATACGCCTACTTGATTGATGAATATAAAAGTAAAACTGATGACAAAATCGTCCAGGCACTTAGTCAATTTTAATGTGTGATTTTTGTGTGTTTTCATCACAAATTTGCACCATTTTATACCATTTCTTTAAAATCAAAATTTAAACTAAAAAATAGGAGAAAGCCTGTTATAACAAGCTTTCTCCTATTTCATTAGCTTAGCTGACAATTTTGTACCAAAGTACTAATATGCCTCCGGTGGGGGTCGAACCCACACTCCCTCAACGGGAACTGGATTTTGAGTCCAGCGCGTCTGCCAATTCCGCCACAGAGGCATCAGCTAACTAAAAGGTGGTAATCGGATTTGAACCGATGATAAAGGTTTTGCAGACCTCTGCCTTACCACTTGGCTATACCACCAAATAGTTAAGATTAAGTAATACGCTTAATCAAAAGGGCGGTATGTGGGATTTGAACCCACGCGTGCCGGACCCACAAACCGGTGTGTTAACCAAACTTCACCAATACCGCCAAAATATTCAGTTAAGCAGGGATAGTAGGAATCGAACCCACAATGACGGTTTTGGAGACCGTAGTTATACCGTTTAA